TAATTAGTATAAAAAATTAGTTATTAACAGATGTTGCAATTAAATATAATTCCAAAAACCTATATTTATTTTTAATACTATTTACTTGTTTAATTAAATACTTTAGATATCTATTTTTAGGTATGAAGTAATCTATAAAAATACTTAAATAGTTACTTAAAAAAATGCGAAGTTATATATTTATTTTTAAATAAAAAAGTATTTACTTAATTTTTCTTATTTTTTCTAATGTTCTTGCTCCAAAGTAACCTCCATATACAAGCATTAGCAAGTTACCAAGTAAAGATATCCATTGCTGGTCTATTTTAAAGCTATCTAAAGAACTATCTAATATTACATAAGTAAACATACTTAACGTTAAGAAAGCAAGGCTTAATGGTCTTATGTTTTTAGTGATGTAAGATTCTGCTTTGTTGTCTGATTCCCAACGTTTAGTAACCTCTTGCATTTCTATTACATCTTGCTCTAAATCAGCTAACATAGTTTCTTTGTCTTTTACTGATATATCTTTATCTTTTGTTATAGCTTTTATTACCTCTATTGGATTACCACCATCAATAGCTTCAACTATTGTTTCCCCTAAAGGTATGTTGTTCTTTACAATACCTCTCCAGAGGTTACCAAAGAATGTACCTTTACCTCCGTTTTTTCTTAATTTAGGATTGCTCATTAGAATAAAATATTAATTAGGTGAAACAAACAAGGAAGGATCGTATAAATAAAGTCTTGTACTTCTGGTGTACCTTTACCATAAAAATCATCATAAATAATTTCTTTTATTGCTGCAATAAGAACAACAATAGTAACTGAAAATAATGTGTTAAAAAATAATAATGATAAAAATAATATAACACTACCTACAAAAAAGTGTAGAAGTTTATCTTTTGGTATTTTATTTAATATGTCCATATAACGTTTTGTGTTTTATCTAAATCTAAATCAACGTGAATAAATGTATCTGCTATTCCTATTCTTGTAAATCCAACAGTTACAAGAGCTTTAACAATCTTAAATCTTGTTTTACTATCTGTTGCTTTTATATCTACTGCTAAACCCTTTATATGACTTGATGTAGGGTTTTTAATAGACTCTGGATGTTCTGGACTTCTATAAGCAGAATTAATTACAAATGGTACTTTAGCAAATTCTCTTGCTTTATCTAGCTTAGCAAGAAAGTCTGCATCCATTTTATATTCTACTTCTTTAAAATATTTTGTCATCGTTTTTTTTACCTAGATTGTAAATCTTCATAACTGTATAAACAATAGATACTAAAAGTAAAGTTAATTTTAGCCATTGTTCTATATCAGAAAAACTAACCATAAAGGTTATCAAGTTTAAAGCACCTAATTTTATATCTTGCATATCCATTTGTTAAGGTTTAGGTACTTCTGCGTTTCTTGGGTATCCGTAAAATTGATGTGCTGAAGCATCACCTGGATAAACCTCATTTGAGCCAAAGTCTAAGTCGTCTGTACTCATTATATCATAAGCAACACCATCGTAATAAATTGGAGGTGTTATCTCGTGACCATCTGGGTCATAAGTACCTTGTGTTTTTATTACTTTACCAATGTAAACAACTGCTTTTGTTCCGTTGATGTACTGCATAAATGTAACACCTTCTTCTGTTACTTCTTCCCAAACGTTGTTATCTATTAAGACTTGTTTGCCTTGTTGTTCTGTATCAAAAACTAATTTGTATATGTGCATTTTATATTGTTGTTAAAGATTGTAATTCTGCATCTGTTAATGCTTCTTTGTAAACTGCTATTGCTTTTGTTTTTCCGTAGAAAGGAGAAGATGTTCCGTTTGATGATGCAAAATTTAATCTATCTAAAGTTTCACTTGAAAAACTTAATCCACCAAAAGAATACCCCGTACCATTTATGTATAATTTACAACCACTTGCACTATATTTAAAGGCAAGTTTATTATTGTCGGTTTGTGTGATTGTTTGTACTGTGTTAAATGATGATGAGCCATTTTCAATAATAGCATATAATCTATTTGATGTAAAAAATTCAAAATACAATCTATTAGCCCCACCATCACTTAAAGATATAATTGTACTGCTTGTCGCAGGAGATAAAAGACTTATCTCTGCATACAATACACCCTCTGTACTATTTATCAAAGTAGAGTTCCCACTATTGTTTGCAATATCTTGTAGCCTAGTGTTTGCAGCTCCGTTGGTTGGAATATATGAGGTTGCGTAAGAGCCATCAAATGACCCTAAGCCATTTGAGCCTTCTAATTGACCTTTTTCACAAGTACCACTTATTGTAGATGTTAAAGTTCCACTTGTTGCAGTAAATGTAGCAGATACCCTCTCATCAGCAGCAGTACCAACTAAAGTTCCAGTATGTGTTCCACTAAAAGTAATTGTTCCAGTTCCATAAAAAGAAACTGTATATGTACTAGCACTTGTTGTGTTTGATTGAGTTGATAATGTTTCTGAATTAAGATATAAGTTGGTACTCTGTGGCTCTAATAACCAACTTCCACAACCATCTGTGTAGTCTATTCTAGGTATGTCTGTATCTGTTATTTCCTCTACTAAACCTTGTGCGTTTACTCTAGTTGCAGCAGAACCTCTACTGAATGTGAAATCTCCAGTTAAACCTTCTTTTACTGAAACGTTGTCTATTGAGCCAATGAATGATGAACTTGCAGTAAAAGTTATTCTATCATTTGTCGATGTAGGTGTAAAGTAAAAAGTATAAGTTCCAGAACTTGATAGTCCAGGATATTTATAATTTCCACCTACCTCAATATTAGTTATAAATCCAGAACTTACTACGATATTAAATTCCATTTTATAAGTTCTACCAACAACTAAATCTAAACTTACTCCTAAAATACCATTTTGTTGAACTAATCCAGAATTGCTAGACTGACTTCCATCACAATTAGCACTACCACCACTTATACTCCAACCAGTTCCTTTAGTCCAATTACTATCCGTAGCAAAATCTCCATTTGTAACAAGCTCTGAGCCATATAAGTTCTCATTTGGCTTAACGCTTAACATACTACCATCGTTGTATGCAGTAGGTGTAAGTAATATTGACGCTTTATCTAATAAATTATATGCCATACTATTCTATGTTTTCAATTGTGGTTAATGTTGCAGTTGTACAAGTTACATTCTCGTAGTAGTCTGCTCTTGCTTGTAAAGTTGATAGTAAACTAGGTACTTCACTTGTTACTGATAAATCATAATAGATACCTCCCCAGCCATTCTCTACTGGACTACCCCACCAACTAACTGGATATATTTCGTTTGCCATCTTTTGTCTTTTTTGTTAGATACTTTTTTAACTTAACAACATTTGTTTTTTTTGGTTTGTACATTCCTTTCATTATAGCACCCAATTACTTGAATTTACGTCTTTGTCTGGATATACGTCAGAATCTGTATTACTTGTATATTCTGGAAACAAAGTGCTATTAAAACAAATGTAATCTACAAATCTTCTTGTGTAATATTCTGCAAAGTCTCTCTGTTTTTGTACTAAGAAATCAACCTCATCTTTTGTTGCACTTTCAGCATTTTCTGATGTGTGTTTAAACACTCCACCATTTTTTACTTGATATGCTGCAAATGGTAAATAATCAACCATTGCGTAATGGATCAACATTGGTTGTATAAAGTCTGTAACTAAATCTAAATAGTTACCACTTAAACTATCTGCAATTATGTCTGCTGATATTTTATTATACAACTTACTTCCTAAATAGTTTTGTATGTGTATCTCTTGTGCAATCTTAATAAATTGTATAAATTTATCTGTATCAACGTTTCCATCAACAATACTATTTTTTACTAAATCTGTTCTACTTATAAATAATGCAGTTGCCATTTATTATCTCTTTTTATTTACAAATCCGTTATTTGGCATATCCGTTGGTCTTTTAGCAACTTCTTTTGCATTTACCTCTGGTTTAAATCCTTCTTTTTTAGCCTTGTTTACACTTACTTCAGCATTTGGGTTACCAACATCTGCTTTTGTCTTAGCACTCTTTGCTCTATATGTTTTTCTCATCCAAAAATGATGACAATCTCCTCCACCTTTGTAAAGCCATATGTCATAAGTATCAGCACCATTTAAACCCCACCCTGGATTAACTGGCATTGTACTCATTCTGTCTATATCTTCTTTTCTGTATATCTTAGCAGCATTTACCATTTTTTTACAAAATGCTCTGCTATTTGGGCTATAACTTAATGGTGCGTATTGATATCTAACTTTAAATTGTACACCCTCTTCATTTTCTCCATCTTGACTACTCTTTGCATTTGGTCTAGCAGTTCCAGTAGTAACAAAATTGTACATCTTTGAAAGCATTGAAAGTTTAGGATTGTTTAACTTT